CTCCAGGAGGAACTTTGTAATGACATTGCTAAAGAAATAGGCAAGGCCACAGGCGCAGATGACATCGGTGTATATATGCAGATGACACATGGTTGTTGTGAGAATCGAGGTATTATGGCACATTCCAGCCTAACACAAACCACAGTATTAAAAGGTTCTTTTAATAATGACGGAAATACAAAGAAAGAATTCTTTGATAATATCAAACTACAACAAGAGTTTGCTCCAAGATAAGGACACAGTTGAAAATAGCATTTTTTATTTCTTCTGTTATTAATGTAGACGACTCTGCTGGACATAATTTTACATATTCCAGCAGACGTACATTCTTTAACAAAGAAGAACGACTTAGACAAACACAGTTTACATTGGCCAGCCTAAGACTGGCCTATCCTGGTTGTATGATGTATCTATACGACTGTAGCCGTAATCCTGATGAGTACAGAGAAAAATTCAAGTACCTGAGTTCTGATCAGTTTAAATATGTTAGCATTCAAGATCTTGATCCAGAGACCAATGAGATATGTAGAACACATCCTGCCAAAGGATATTGCGAAGCGTTGTGTACAGAAGTATTTTTTAAAAACTATTTAGAAGAGTTGCGCCAATATGATTACATTGTAAAAATTAGCGGCAGATACTTTTACACACACTTTGATAAATCTGTTCTAAACGAACAAAATAAGAATAGTTTTTTAAACAAACATATTCGTATTTGGGATTGGCAAGAAAGTTGGAATTATCCTGCAGAGCTAAATCGCAACGGCAAAATGCATTGGGCACCCAGTCAAACCTATGCTGTAGGACAAGGACAATTTGATAATTTTTATAACAATTTCTTCAACATAGCAGATTGGTATAGAAAAAATCCTGACATAGCAGGTTATGTAGATTTTGAAGCTATATTCTTTCACGTACTATTGAGTCATTTTCCAATAGTAGAAGTTCCTTGGTACACCGGAGGCTGGGGAGGTTCAGAAGGAGATTACTCCGAATGGTAAAATATTTACGGCTTTTGAACATTTATCTTATTGCTCTCTTAAACAAAAGAGTGTATATTAGTAGAATGTTTAAAGAAATAACATCTTCAAACTATAATAAAAGGACATCATGAAGAACAAAGGTAAACTTAATATTCCAAATCGCCAAACAATGGCTCAACGACCAATGGCACAACCACAAATGGGCGCAACTGCTAATTCAGGACAGCGTCCTAGTATTATGATTGCCGTTCCTGCTATGGAAATGGTCAATGCTGAATTCGCACAACATTTAGCAATGGCGGCAGCCAATATGGTAGCAAATGGAGTTAAAATCAACTGTGCGTTTAATATCGGATCAGTTATTACTATAGCAAGACGCAACTTAGTTGACATCTTTTTAAAGAGTGACTTTTCGCACATTATGTGGATTGACAGCGATATGAAGTTTCCAATTGATGCTCCAATGAGATTGCTGGCAAGAAATAAAGAAATTGTAGGTGCTAACTATCGTAGACGCCGTTTTCCGAATCCCAACTTTACAGGTATGAGTGGTAGTGCTGGTAAATTTGTAGAATTCCAAACCACAGACAATAGCCCAGCAATGGAGTTGATTGATGTTCTTCCACATGGTTTAGTATTGTGTAAACGTGAAGTGTATGAAAAGATTCCACAGCCACATTACTTACAAGAGTATATTCCAGAGTTAAATCTTGAAATCGGAGAAGATATTTACTTCTGCCAACAGGCACAAAAAGCAGGATATCAAATTTGGTGTGATCAAGAATTAAGCAAAGAAGTTGCTCATATTGGTATTTTCCACTTTAACTATAATTTGAGCGTTCCACAATAAAGGTATATGTATGTACGAGTTCATAGAAATTCGCAAGGTTTGTAACGGTGTTATCGTTACATTGCGTAGCGATGATGACGAAGATCAAGAATACGTTTATGATACTGATCGTAAGGCAATTAAATTTGTCAAAGATATGCTTGAGTCTAAGACCCGAGAAAAACAACCAGCGAATTAACAATGACAATTAAAGAAACATACAAACTAGGAGACACCGTATGGGTATACGGTGTTAGTGCTGTTGAGAATAAACTAACACAGGGTACTGTTGTACATAGTTTTAATCTAGATGATTATTCTGACAAATACTATGTGATAGAAATTCCAACAGCAATTCAACCTTTATACGAAGTTAGAACATGGCAAACTATTAGTCAAGATAAGAAAGGACCAATAGGAAGTCTACGAGAAATTTTAATATCCGAAGATGCTGATGCTACAAAGAAAATTGTAGGGCAAACTGGATTTACATATTCAACAGAAGAAGTATCGGATCAAGACTTAACAGACGAAGATCCTACTCCGGAAGAAATACATGCGGCTTTGGAAAAATCACAAAAAGATGGCGTACATCAGCCATTGAATTTAAAAGAATCAAAACCTAAACGTAGAAACTTCCCAAGAAAGAAAAAACGTGAATGACCCTTGGCAACACATGCTTCAAGCACTAGAACCAGCCTACGATGAATTAAAGGATATTATGGATAGCGGTCATAGAGTAGTCCCAGAGTTAGATCACATCCGCACAGGGTGGAGAATAACTTTAAAGGAAAGATTTAACAAATCAAATGATTATGCTACACTAGAATATAATAGTCTTGATACACATGTAGAATGGGCAGATCAACAACTTAAAGATTGGCCAGGTGCTCAACGAACCGCCTGGGATATGTGGGTGTTCAAAGACAAAGCCGAAGCTGAAAAGTTTATGACATTGTTTTATCTATCATGGGACAAATAAGATGGCAACATTTTGAAAAAGATGGACACACTGTTGTTGAAGAAATTCATAGAGTAGTTGTACATCGTTTTAAACTCAGTGATGTAGATGACCCAGATTTGTATGCTGCAGAACCTTTATGGCAGTGGCAACAAACTGAAGCAGGTCAATTTGTTATGGAACATGCTATCAACAAACCTGAATGGCATCGTAACAATAATACAATACACTGGGGTTATGAATATGCAATAGTAGCAGAGTTAGAAAAAAAGAAATTAACAGAATTTTATCTAAGATGGGGCAAACCAAATGGAAATAATTAGACACGCCGAAACCTGTACAGTTCGTGTAGTAGGAAGTTCAAATACCATAGAAGCAGTAGTAGATAACTTTGTTTTTGAATCTGCTCTTGATGTTGTATTAAATAAAAGTGTTAAGGTAAAAATGAAATGGAATGGCAAGTGTTTTGAAGGACGAGCTGCCGGTATGAACATTGAAAGCAACGGTCCAAAAATTACCAAAACAAAAACTAGCATCAGAGGTTAACATGACAAATCCATTTAGAGATCAAGAAAAATTTATGCGGGCTTGCGATCAGTCTGTGGGAGAATTTGATGCTAATCAATACTTAATGTATCTTAGTTTAATCGATGAAGAAACAGCAGAATTACATCAAGCAGTTTTAGCCAATGATCCTGTCGAGCAACTAGATGCGTTAATCGATATACTAGTTGTCACTATCGGTGCTATCCATAGTGCAGGGTTTGATGCCGAAGGTGCGTGGAAAGAAGTTATGGCTACAAACTTTGCCAAAGTAGACAAAGAAACTGGTAAAGTTCGCAAACGTGAAGATGGCAAGGTACTAAAACCAATTGGTTGGGTACCACCTAATTTAAAACCTTTTTTGAAGAAATAAAATGAGAAACTATTGGTCCTGTTCAAAACTAGCAGATTACATTCGCGGAACTCCTAAACTCAGTGCAGGCACCAGTGAACAATGGGATGAGTGGCGAGAAAAAGCTCAAGGCTATAATCCTGTTCGTTATTGGATTGCCGAAGAAGCATTAAACGCTATCCAAAATTTTATTAACTACCCTGCGGATCGACTAAATGACGTTAGATATTACATTAATAATCGCTGGGTATCTCGTAGCCACGCTCTTACCGCTCATCCTCGCGACATTAAACCCGGTCAGTGGCAGGATGTGGGTAATCGTTTTTTGCCTTGTCTATTTAACGAGCTTGTGGATTTTGTGGAAATAGAACAAGCATGGCATACTTGTATGTGGGACGAAGAAGCTCGCAAAAAATACAATCCACCTTGGTGGCGCAGTGGTTGGTTGCGTTGGCGTACATGGCGTTGTCCAGAAGCTGGTATAGCGCATTTAAATTGGGCGGCTGGTCTTACAAATAAAGACTACATCGAGCCAGGCGAAAAAGAGGAACCAACACAACAGGCCAAGGACGCACAAGAAATTTTAGAATTATACCAATGGTGGTGTATTAAATATCGTAATCGTCCAGATCCAATGGATGCCAGCGGATGGACTGCTTATTGCGAAATTAACCGTTTACAAAATAACGGCAAATTAAGTTTTGGAAAAGATAAAAGTCCCGAACTTAAAAAGGCCGGAGATATAGCACTTAAAGAACTTCGTAAGATTGAAAAGGCTTACGAACGTGAAGACGAAGCTATGTTGATTAGGTTGATTAAAATTAGGCAATCACTATGGACGTAATAAAAACTCAATGCCCAAAATGTAATAGTCCACGTTCGTACTCTCACGAGTACGATGCCTATTACTGTGAAAATTGTAATGATTGGTTAGAAGATATTTGTACTGATAGAGATTGTTGGTATTGTAGTAACCGACCTTTGTTTCCCAAGGAGCAAACATGACAGTAAAAAAATTAAGAAATCATATTGAAAGAAGAGCAGATAAAGATCTAGCAAGACAAAAAAATGTGCCTGTGGCCACTGAAAAAGAATTGGAAGAATTTCGACGTATCAAAGAAGAAAAACAAAAACAAATCGCAGGCATTGTGTTGGATCTCGAAGGCGGAATAAAATGAACTCTGCAGAAATGGCCTCATATTTAATTGAGCGCAGTAAAAATCTCAAAAAATTTGTTGTAGAACGTGAAGTACCAGACGGTTTTGTACTACATGGAGTAACTCCATTTGATCTAAGAATTAAAAGAAATCGCATTACATGTTTGGTATATGCTCTAACCGAAATAGAAGCACAGGAAAGAGTAGACAACTATCTGGCCGGCAATGAAGAAGATCTCTAAAAGTCCTACCCGTAACACATTTTTAACAGAAAGTCATATTAAAAGTGCCAAGGAAAAAGGCGAAGATCCAGATCCGGCTTACTTGGAAATGTGGGAGAACTTTCGAAAAATTGATGCCAACCGAGAAGTAGATCCCAAATGGCAAAAGAATAACTTGGAATATGATCTCCGAAGTACTGATTGGATCTGTGACAAAGTCAAAAACAATGACAACTATGCCCAAAACTTATATGCGGCCATGTGTAGTACGCAATGGTGTAATGTCAACGGCACACATAAGGAATCTACCTTAAATATTCTCAAAGGCAATTACTGGTCTTGTTCTTGGCGTCACTCTGGAGGTATAATTGCCGACATGCGCGAACAAGGTGACTATATTGATTGGTACTGTAGTGGTATTGGTAACCAAGACACCGGCTATGGGTTGACTGACAAGAACCCAGAATTAGACAAAGATGGTCGTACCTTTGTACCAGAGGGTGTAGTTACTGAAGAAATACGGGCAGATCTCAAATGTTTGGGATGGGTTTCTGTAGATTGGGACGAAGATAACAGTTGACAACGGCCAAAAACTCCTGTATAATATAACTATTGTTTGAACAAATTAGGAGCAAAAATGGCTACAGCACAAAAAACTACCAAATTAACAGCAGGGCAACGTGCTCGCGAACACTCCAAAAGAGACAATAGTCCAAAATGGGACGGAGCTGAATTGCTTAACAGTGAGCAATTTAACAATCTATTCCGCATGTCCATGGCACATTATAGACTTGAATCTAGTGTTAAAGAATTAAAACCCAAAATCATTGATTGGATGGGCCGTAATGATTACTCTAGACAAGAAATTGCCGATTTTAAGAAAACCAAAGATAGTCGCTGTAGCTTAACAGTGGCATCTATTGCGGCCTGTTTGCTCAAAGGCATGCCAGCCTCACATCCTGGATTTAGAGATGGACAAGATACCACAGAATGGCTACGTAAAGAAATTGCCCGAATTGTGTTAGACGGCAAAGATGACGTTGATGTCGGTGAACTTACTGAAACTGTTAAACCTATTGCTATTGTTGTGCCTAACATTCAAGATCGTATACGTGATCAAGCAGGCGCCATGAGCGAAGAGATTGACGCTGCCATTGATAGCTGGATTGCCAACCCTGAAGAGTTTGATCCAAAATCTTTTAAAATGGTTAGTTTATTGCGTGGCAAGGGTGCCAAAGCCGCACAGGCTAGATATATCAAAGGATTTTTCCAAAGTGGACATAACGAACTATTGGAATTAGCATCCGGCAATGCCGATGATCAGTTACGCGAAGGCTATAGCAGTAAGAGTCGCAAAAATATTAAAAAGTTAATTGAGTTCTATGATAGTATTCAAACAGCATGTGAACAAATCATTGCTGAGGCTAAAGTACTTAAGAAAGTGCGCACCAAAAAGATCAAACCTGCAGAAGAATTGGTCAAGAAAGTCAAGTTCCGTCTTACAGACGACAAGTTAGGAGTTAGTAGTGTTAGTCCTGCTCAATTAATTGGAGCTCAAGGTGCTGTAGTGTATAACACAAAGACTCGTAAAATTGGTTATTACATAGCTCGCGGCAGTGCCGGATTTAGTGTTAAAGGTACTAGTTTAACAGAGTTTACAGAAAAGAGTTTACAAAAGACCTTGCGTAAGCCCGAACAGCAAATTAAAGAATTCAAAGATCAAAATACACAAAAACGTTTTGAAACATGGTTTACTAAAAATATTAAAACAACAGAAACTGTTTTGAACGGTAGACTTAATGAAGATGTTTTAATCTTGAAAGTCTACAAGTAATAGGAGTTGACTTTGACAATACCCTGGTTTTGTGTTATACTATTACTGATATTAGGACATGTTGGGTGGGCTATTTTAGTGGCCTTATTAATTATATGGAGTTAAAATTATGGATAAATTCCGAGCATGGTATTTTAGAAATGATGTTAAAATCAACTGGTTCCTGGTTGGTATTACTACAATGAGTTTGGCTTCTAGCATTGGACAAGAGGATTGGACCATGGTTGTATTAAACACCATCATACTGGCCGCTTTGATAACTGCTGATAGATTGGATTCAAAATGATCACAATGAATGAATGGATGGAACTGGTAGACTATAAGATCACCGAGGGTAGTGAATATATGTGGCGCTGTTATGGTAACCATGCCTATAGCCTATCCAGTTGGAATGGCATCCACGGCAAAGGTGGATACAGTTTTGATATTGTGTTCAGTACCAAAACTCAAAAGATCTATGAAGTCACAGTATGCGACTATACCAACGAGCGTGCTTATCGTATGATAGCAGAGAACAAGCGTGAGAAACATGCTCAAGAAGCAAAGGCCATGGGTAGTAACCTAAACGAAGCATGGGATGATGTAAATTATGTAGATTTAGAAGTAGACGACGATTTTATCCAAAAGTCTCTGGCTATTAGAAACGGCGAAGACTATGACACAGGTATTATGGTGAATTTTGATCTGTCAGACGATGTCATCCTTGAAGCCGCACTACAAGCACATAGACGAGGCATAACTCTCAATGACTATATCAATCAGGCACTGGCTGATTTTGTTAAATCTGTTGACTTGAGCAAGGCAGCCAATCCCGAGTTAGTTGGTCCTGCTGATTGCTAAAAGTACAAAATGAAAATTGGATTGTCATATTCTCGTTGTGTTCGTGATATCATTGATGGAATAGTAGACATCAACGATGTACTGATCATTATTGCTCGCACAAATTTTGATCCGCACGACGATGAACAATGGTCCAATATTTGGTCAGGATATCATAACTCTTATGGTATGAGTAATCCAGAATGGCAATCTTATCCCAAAGAAGACGAAGATCGTTTTCGCTCAATAAGTATTGAGCTTTGGGAAACTGGCCGCCTACATCAACCTCGCCAGTTTGGATATCATGTCAGACGCATGCCTTACTATTGGTTAGAGGCCACACTGCCCAGTGATGAACTGGCAAGATTTCCTGCTGTAAAAACTGCCTGGGACAACTTCCAGGTTGTGGCAGGATTAACAAATATTACAATGGACAAGGATGCCAAATGAAATTTAAAAAGAAACCAGTGATCATTGATGCTGTACAGTTTGTCTATTCAGACGAAGGTATTGCCGCACTTCGAGAATTTTGCGGAGATGCCTTGGGCAATATCCGTAAAGAACGTCATCTCTCTGCCAAAGGCGAAGCCGAGATTGGCACTTTAGAAGACGGTGTACATTTAACTGTACAACATATTGCCACTGAAGGTGATTGGATTATCCGAGGCGTACAAGGCGAGTTTTATGCTTGTAAGCCAGATATTTTTGAAGCAACTTATGAAAGAGTAGAATAATGATTACAGGAAATTTAGTACCCATGGTGGTTGAAAAAACCGGCCAGGGCGAGCGTGCGTTTGATATCTACAGTAGATTATTAAACGAACGCATTGTTTTTTTAAACGGTCCAGTTGATGATTACTCTAGTAATTTAATCGTAGCACAAATTTTACATTTAGAAAGTACAGATGCAGATAAAGACATACACTTTTATATCAACAGTCCTGGAGGCGTTATTACTGCCGGTATGGCCATTTATGATGTTATACAATTTGTTCGTCCTGATGTTGCTACCTATGTAATGGGTCAGGCCTGTTCAATGGGCAGTTTTTTAGCACAATCTGGCACTCCAGGCAAACGCTATATGTTGCCTAATAGTAGGCACATGATTCACCAACCCAGCGGTGGTGCTAGAGGTATGGCCAGTGACATTGAAATCAGTTATAAAGAAATTATGTTTTGGAAAAAACGTCTAACTGAACTTTATGTACATCACAACACAGCAGGAAAAACCTACGAAGATTTTGAACGCGACATGGACCGAGATACATTCATGAGTTCTGCAGATAGTTTGGCCTATGGCCTATGTGACAAGATCATTGAGCATAGAGAATAACTGTGGACTAAATTTTCTCATTAGGTTGATTAAATATTTCACTTAGGGAGAAAATTATGGCATACTTATTATTTTTTATTTTAGGCATAATTGTAGTTTGGGGCATTATAACATTTGGTTTATTAAAATTATTTTGTTCTAGACATCAAGAATTAAAAATGATCAATGACATTAAAGAAGATATTAAATTGTTAAAAGAATTATTTAAAGAGATAAGATGACAACATTAGAACAAGCATTATCAACCAAACGGGCACCTTGGACTGAAATAGAATACCGCACCCGAGACTATTGGGTGTTTCGAGATGCTTATCCTGTTACTCCGGGACACTTACTGTTTGTACCTGTTGAGGAAACCTTTGAAGGTGTAATGAGCTGTTATCGGGCCGCTTATCAGTTTGGCTATGCAGGCATTGACAACAACGATTGGGATGGATTTAATGTAGGTCAAAACATTGGAGAGATGGCCGGTCAAACTGTGATGTATCCTCATATTCACATGATCCCCCGACGCCAAGGAGACATGGAAGATCCGCGAGGCGGAGTCAGACATGTAATTCCTGACAAGGGTAATTACAAAAAATAAATATCATTACACCGGCCTTTGGCGTTCATCCCGGTATATAAACTCTGCCAGCCTATGCTATAATTAACATAGGAGAAACAGCATGACAACATTAAATCCTGTAGTTTACAAATACACCAGTACCAAGGAGTATCACGACGCATTTCCATGTGCGTATCGTCAGTGGAGGGCCGACAGTCATTGTAACTTGATACATGGCTATTCATTTAGCATGAAGTTCTATTTTGGCACCAACGACCTAGACGTTCGCAACTGGGCTGCCGACTATGGCGGACTCAAAGAACTAAAGAAGGTATTGGAAGATCAATTTGATCACACACTTATTGTAGCAATGGACGATCCTGAATTGGCAACATTCATGGATTTACATGAAAGAAAACTAGCCAAAGTTGTTCTACTACCTAAACTAGGTTGTGAAGCACTAAGTGACATGTTGTACAAATATGTCAACGGTGTTTATATTCCCGACATGTGGGGACCAAGTGAGGCCGAACGCCTATGGTGCTATCGTGTAGAAGTAAGAGAAACACAAAGCAATATGGCTTATAGAGAAGGTCATAGAGAATGGAATGAAGATCTATTTGCGTAAAATGTGGCGCCTATGGGCTAAAGCACTTGGCGAAAAAGTTGGCGATACGAATATAGAAGCAGATAGAATTGCTTGTATTCGTACCGCCATTGTGTTATCATATATTATAACAAACTGCTTTATAGTAGCAGGAGTTGTTCGCCACTGGTGATCATTTATATAAAAACAGGAATCAATAATGAAAAAAGTATTAGTAACCGGCGGTGCTGGATTTTTAGGCTCACACCTATGTGATAGATTAGTCAACGAAGGACACCATGTGTTGTGTGTTGACAACTATTTTACAGGTAGTAAAAAGAATATAGAACATTTGCTTGATAAGAAAAACTTTGAAGTAATGCGTCAAGATGTTTGCTTTCCACTTTATGTCGAAGTAGATGAAATTTACAATCTTGCTTGTCCAGCAAGCCCGTTTTACTATCAATGGGATCCTATTCAAACCATGAAAACCAGTGTGTTGGGTGCTTACAATCTGTTAGGGTTGGCCAAACGCACAGGTGCCAAGATTTTACAGGCCAGTACCAGTGAAGTCTACGGTGATCCACATGTTCACCCACAAACAGAAGAATATTGGGGTAATGTAAACCCAATAGGCATTCGTAGTTGTTATGACGAAGGTAAACGTGCCGCAGAAACACTATTCATGGATTACTATCGTGTTCATACTGTTAAGGCCAAAATTGTACGTATTTTTAATACATACGGTCCAAGATTGGCACAAGGTGACGGTCGTGTGGTCAGTAATTTTATTGTACAAGCACTACAAGGTAAACCAATTACAGTTTATGGCAGCGGAGAACAAACACGTAGTTTCTGTTATGTAGATGACCTAATTGACGGTATGATGGCACTAATGGACTCTGAGGATGAGATTATCGGACCATTCAATATGGGCAATCCTGGAGAGTTTACAATGAATCAACTTGCTCAAAAGGTTATTCAGTTGACAGGTAGCAACAGTATTATACTACAACAACCTTTACCACAAGATGATCCCAAACAACGTAAACCAGATATAACTAAATCAAAGACAATTTTAAATTGGGAACCAAAAATAGATCTAGACGCAGGTTTACAAAAAACTATTGAGTATTTTAAAACGGTGCTGTAATGGAAGATTTTATTCGTGTTTGGCCAAATTTTGTGCCACCTGATGTTTGCCAAGAAACCATTGATAGTTTTGAATCATTTGTTGCTGATCCAGGTTTACAGGATCTAATACAAGATAACGGCAGTCAATTCAGCAATGGATTGCTGGGTCGTAAAGACCTGGCATTATTTTTAGAAGACGCTAGATTTAACAAAAGCGATCTTTGTACACGGTATCTGTACTTGTTACAAGATTGTTTGACCGATTATATTGCTGATTTTGGTCAACTATCAGACATAGCATTAAGTAATCAATGTAACCTCAAAATACAAAGAACCATGCCAATGGGCGGATATCATCAATGGCATTATGAAAACGGTGACGGTCCAAAAAGTTATTCAAGAGAAGTAGTATGGATGATTTATCTCAATGATATGCCCGAAGGTGAAGCCGAAACTGAATTTTTATTTCAACGTAGAAAAATTCGACCAACTCAAGGAACTGTGGTATTTTGGCCAGCGGGCATGACTCATCCACATCGAGGCCTAACTGTTTACACACAACCAAAATATATTGCCACAGGGTGGTATCATAAAATCAAGCAAAACGATTGACTATATTCACTATATCGTGTATAATAATACTATGACTAAATGGACTGTTACTATTGAAGAAAACCCCGACAACTCTGATGAGTTCATACTTCCATTTCCTGAAGATATGTTAAAAGAAGTTGGCTGGGTTGAGGGCGATGTAATTGAATGGATCAATAACCAAGATGGCACATACTGCCTACAGAAAGTAAAAATTGAATAAACGAATTGGATTTGCTTGTAAGTGGATTGATACTCCGGAACAATGCGACGGCATTAAAGCCACAGATGATGCTAAACAATATAATACTGGTGGTACAACTGTTGCTTGGCTCAATCGACAAGGTCGTGATATAGCAGAACAAAAACTGTGGGACTTAATGGAACAAAACATCGAGTCTGTTCGTAAACTTGTAGAAAGAGTAGGTAATTTAGATGAACACCTTCGTATGTTACGGATTGGCAGTGATATCCTTCCTGTTTATACTCATGATGATTTTAGAGATTTCTGGAGACGACCAGATGTTGTTTCTTACCTCGAAAAGCATTTTGGAGAAGTTGGGAATATTGCTAGGCAACATAATGTGCGCTTGTCTTTTCATCCTGGCCAGTTTACTGTTCTGGCTAGCGATAATCCAGATATCGTCAACCGCTCAATAGAAGAATTTGAGTATCACACCAACATGGCTCGTTGGATGGGGTATGGACAAAAGTTTCAAGACTTTAAAATTAATGTACATATTGCAGGTCGTCAAGGTCCTGACGGTATACGCAGGGCATACAAACGATTGTCGCCTGAAGCAAGAAATTGTATCACCATAGAGAACGAGGAGATAAGTTATGGATTGGATGATTGCCTTAGCATTTGTGATGTGGTTCCTATCGTTTTGGATATTCATCATCACTGGATTAAAACAGGCGAGTACATCTCCCCCATGGACCCCCGTGTTGATCAGGTGGTTCAGTCTTGGCGTGGTGTGCGGCCTACTCTTCATTACTCTGTCAGCCGCGAAGACCTACTTGTGGACCACTCAACTACAGATTCTCCCAATCACAGAATTCTTCTTGAAAATGGATACAAAAAGACCAAGCTCAGAGCACACTCAGATTTCTACTGGAATACAGCAGTAAACGAATGGGCACTGAGCTTTTTAGGCACACATGATATCATGTGCGAAGCTAAGGGCAAGAACCTGGCTAGCTTTGAACTGGCCCGGCAAGGTCAGGCTTTAGGCCTTCTTTGAACGTGCGGCTTTCTTTGCAGGTGCCTTAGGTGCTTTAGCAACCTTAGGTGCCTTGGGTTTAGCGGCTCTAGGCGCACGAGTCTTTTTGGCAGGTGCTTCTTCGACCACAGTGGCTGGTGCTTCAACTACAGGAGCAGTAGCAGGAGCTTCTTCTTTAACAGCAAACTTAATGCCGTTGTCAGAATAAGTTTCTGCTTCAACCATTGGTTTAGCAGGAGCCTTGCGATTAAACCAAACCGCAACTCCGATTGCTACGATTGCAATAGCGATAATAATTTCCATTTTTAAACTTCCTTTTACATAAGTGTTTTATTTAACCATAATAAATATCTGTATGCAAAAAACATTACCAGAGATTCGACAGTTGATTATACTAGCTGAATCAAACAAAGATAAATTAACACTTGAGTATTTACCCTATGGCCGTGACGACCTAGCACCCGTTTTGAGTAAAGCTAGCATAGATTACCATTACGGTAAACTTGCTAAAGGCTATGTAGATCGTTATAATAAAGATGAAGGTGATCCCGACTTTAACAAAGCAGGTGCGTTTTTACACAACATCTTTTTTCCACAACTAATGCCGCCTAGTGGTTCAAATCGTCCATTTGGTGCTAGCCTGGAATTTATTGAACAACACTACAACAATTTAGATGATTTAAAAGAAAAAGTTGAAACTGTTGCTATGGGGATACAAGGATCAGGTTGGGTGTATTTGGCTCGCAACGGTCAGATAAAAACCATTACAAATCACGCAATTAAAAATGATATTGTATTACTAATAGATTGGTGGGAGCATAGTTGGAGCCTTGATTATCAAGCTGACAAGGCTCGATACTTGAAAAATGTCTGGCGCATAATTAACTGGAAAGTTATTAACGACAGATTAAATATGACTAAAACATAATACAGGAGGATTATAGCAGTCAGCGTATCAAGATAGTAAAAACTATCAAAAAAATTATAATACCGTGGAGTAAGAAATGGCTAATAATCCTAATACAGATTTTATTGTAGAAGAACTAGAAATAAAAGAAACAGACGAACTTGGTCCAGATGATTTCAGCTTTGTTATCGGGCCCGATGGGGAACTTGTAAGTATGACTGTTCCTGAGCACATGATGGACAATATCCCCGATGAAGTAGCATTAATACTACAAATGTATGGAATTGATGACCTCAACATGCTGGACAACAGAACACTACATTAATTGCTGTGCGGTAAATATAGTAAATGAAACCCGCAAAACCCCTTACAGATCAATTAACAGTTAGTTTATATCTCCGAAGAGATACTCACGATAACGGCATGACTCTCAAAGAGTATGCCGATGCCATTGTCAATGGTGAGATTAGTGATACATTAAGCCATGAGGAATTTACATACCAATTTGGCACAGTATCAGCTGATATCAACGCAGTATTGGCATTTGCTCAAACCAACAATTTAACAGTTGTAGAGTCAAATACAGGTGCAGCCCTGGTAAAATTATCCGGGACAGTAGAACAATTCAACACACTGTTTAGAATAGTTTTACATTCTGATACTGATAAAAATAACAGGACCTATACAACATATTCAGGCAATTTAATAATACCTACGGAGATAGATTCTATAGTAGAGCATGTTGTTGGGCTCAACGAAACTGCCTGGTATAAACCACATCTTGCTGTTGCATCTCCTGAATCATCTCCCGGCGGAAAGGTGCCACTAACACCTCTACAAGTAGCAACTGCCTATAATTTTCCTGCCAGCACTGGAGCAGGGCAATGTATAGGTATTATTGAATTAGGCGGAGGCTACCTAACATCAGATGTACAGACAAGTTTTAATGCTGTAGGATTATCGGCACCAACCATTATTGATGTATCAGTAGATGGTGGTACCAATAGTTTTTGGGCAGATCCTCCTACAAATACCATAGTAAACGGAGCTTCTAATGAAGTGATGTTGGATATATTTGTAGCAGGAGCCGTTGCTCCCAGTGCCACTTTGGCGATATATTTTAGTATAAACACCACTCAAGGTTTTATTGATGCTATAAGTGCCGCAATAAACGATTCAATAAACCGACCAAGTGTGGTAAGCATAAGCTGGGCCGGTCCTGAATGGTTTGTAACTGCTCAAGATCTTGCAGCTTATGATACAGTATTAAATCAAGCTGTGGTCAAAGGAATCACAGTATGCGTTAGCAGTGGTGATACCGGGGCTGCCAACCTATCTATTTTTGGTAACAATTATCCACAGGGATGGATTCCTTTATCGGTAAATTTTCCTTCTAGTCATCCTTTGGTATTGAGTTGCGGAGGCACATCTTTACAAATAGACGGTTCTGGCAATATTTCTAATGAAACGGTATGGAATAACCCAGCAATAGTCGGAGTGTCACCATTTTCTGGATCAGGCGGAGGCATAAGCAGAAAATATGCTGTACCAGTTTATCAAAACGGCATTCAATATACCGAATATAATAATGGCAATCAATCTCCTGTGACCTTGACCAGTGGAGCATTTGATGCTATCAATTTTATAGGAAGAGGTATACCAGATATTTCAGGAAACGCAGATCCAGGTAGTGGATATATATTTTATGTAAATGGTCAGCGTGTACAGTTTGGCGGAACCAGTGCGGTATCGCCTTTATGGGCAGGATTAATTGCCAGGATCAATGCTCTAACTGGATCTAACATAGGTTTTGTACATAATAAACTGTACAACAATCTTGGCTCATTCTACGATGTAATTTCTGGAAATAATGCCATTGCTCCTACAAAGGTTGATTTGTCAACATCATTGGGAAATTCTATAAATCCTCCCACAGTAATACAAGGCACCACCGTTACAGCGTCAGCCACTGTTTATAATGTTCCTGGTTCTCTTGGTGGTTTTTTAGAAGTGCTACAAAATATAGCACCAGGGCCATACGTTAATTCAGCATCTGTTCAAGGATCGACATGGCCATTAACAGCATCTGTGAACTTAAATATTCTAGGAACAGGTGAAATATATGCCTCATTCTATCCTATTGCCGGTGCGGCGTTAGAACCAAACAAACTAATGATTTTTAGGGCCAATCCTGCTAACATAACCACTGAAAAATGTAGTACAGGGATAACACTTACTTCAAACAACACCATCACATGGTACCCACCAAATACTCCAGTGGTCCCTATAGGGTCTGTGATTACCATATCTGATACAATTTTTAATTCATTAGGCGATGCCGTTTATTTCTATAGGGCAGGGCCCGATGGCAATGTTATTAAAATCATCGACGGGCAAACAGCTAATTCAGACCCATATAATTTGAGCACCACAGTGACCGCAGATCAATACGGTTTATGGCAGTTTGGAATAACTCTTGAAAATGTAAATTCAAATGGTCAATTGACGGTAAACATTGATGATATAATTAATGTCTATGTATTACCACCAGATATAATCAACAGTGTGCTTGCGCCAGGAGCTCCAGCCACACAGGGATACAGCGCAACCACAGGCTGGGATGCAGCAACGGGGCTAGGAAGTCCCAATGGTGTATCATTGGTCAATTTATTTTCTCCAGCAACTGGTGCTTTACTTAGTAATTTGACCATATCCAATGGCACACTGACTCCGTCATTTGCTGCCAACACAACCAGTTACACTGACAGTGTGGATTATGGCACAAGTTTCGTTACAGTTACTCCCACAACCAATAATCCCAATACCACAATTACAGTTAATAATATTCCAGTAGTGTCAGGATCCCATTCAGGAAATATTGGGTTGAATGTTGGCTCTAATACGATCACCGTATCAGTAACAGCACATTAACAAATATAGAGAAATTACATGTCAACATACAACTATATATTAAATGTCAAGTACGGAAGCGATCCTATACAGTTTGCAAATGTTTATTTTCCAACTACAGGAATAACACCCAAGGGAGTAATACTACACATACACGGTGGAGGTTGGGCATCCGCTGATGGCGCAGGAGCCGTGGCAGGAACCTATTCAAATTTGTATTATCCTTCTTCCACTGGCCCTAGTACAGTAGATGTGGCAGAAATGGCCACAGCAGGATATGCTGTGGTTGATGTCAACTATAGAGATAGAACACTGGGCAACGGTGGTGGAATAGAATCTCCAGGAAATTTACCTGGAGATGTTTTAGATGTTACCACGGTATTGAGTTATTGTTTAGATGCCACTGCGGCTGCCAATGCTTATCCTACAGGAGTATCAGGTATATCCTGGGCAGATGTCAACAGTTACATTTCCGCAAACAAAGGATTAACAGTATGCGGAAGCAGTGCAGGTGGGCATTTGACTTTGTATTGTGTGTGCTACTACGGAACAATGTCTGGCCATTGGCCAAAAGCCGCTATCAACAACAGTGGCCCACCAAATTTAAATTATTTTGATACTACTCATAATTACATAGATCCGTTTATAAGATCTATAATCATAGATCAATATGTTCATACTGGTTTAGAGTCCGATCTACAATTGGCCAGTCCGCTGTATCAATACGGAGCTGCAGATGGAGCTGTCCCCGGATTGCCCAAAGGTCCTTGGTTTGATGCTGTAAATGCTAGTCCTTGTAAATTTTTCTTTATTCTTAATGAGAATGATACATTGGTTCCAATTTACAACACATATCCTATTGTTGCGGCATTTAAAACCTGGAATCCCAATAATACAGCTTTCATACATCTTCGCGAAGGTGCTCCTTTGGGAGACTGGGACGGATCTAACCCAGTTACCAACAAAGGTACACTTACATCAACCAGCCAATTACCAAGTACAGGAAATACATTAGGTGATATGTACCTGTTACCTGATGGATTTTGGGTTTATAACAACGGAACATATCCTGGAGCGGTCGGAGGGCCTGCCAGCGTCAATGGATTTACATCTTGGTTTACTCACTGGACAATATCCTCTAGTGAGTATCAAACTACAGTAGAGATAGCAAATAATGTATTTGGAAATCTAACACTAAGTCCTGGATCTCCAGCATTAGATAATGATGTTTCAAACAAACTACCGGCAGGAACACAAGGAACATTTTATAGTCAGCAGTTTACCGCTGGCGGAGGAAACGCTCCTTACAATTACTGGGTAGTATATGGTAATATACCTGGTGGAACCAATATAGATTCATCAACGGGAATATTGTCTGGTATTCCTGCACAGGCCGGGATATACACATTTTCTGTAAGAGTCACAGATGCTGATGGCGCAGTGGTAAGACAAAATTATCAAATTACCATTGCCAGCTCGGTGTCCATACCATCTAAATTTCAAGCTCTCACATCAGGACAGGACAGCATATTTAGAGCTGTAAGATATCCTAGAAACCACTGGCACATTCAATATTGGTATGGTATAGGTCCTAGTATTTTCAATGCTTATTACTCAGACAGTACAAATTTAGAACCAGATTCGTCACCAAAACATCTTTCAGTGGCTGATGAGATACACACAGGTCCAGGCCAACCATCAGGACAAAATTTACAGGCATTGTGCGATCTTGCAAGGTCATCAAATATAAGTCCAGGGGTAGTGATATCCCCGGCAGCTGAACAGGGATACAATGGTATTACCCCTGTACCTACTTTGGTCATTCTAGCTGATGCTATACGAGCAGACTGGGTAGTACTGGATCCTTATTTGTATACTGTCAGTCTAGCCTATTACAACAACGGCGACACCACACTTAATCAAACCAATATTACAAATACAATAAACGGATTGATATCATGGACACAGGGATGGATTGATAGATTAAAACCATATAATATACCTGTTGGGTTGATTACTCAAGGCATTAGACAAGTGTCAATGCCACAAACATATGTGGATCAATATCTAACTCGACAATATCAAACATTTAACTCATCTAATATTTTTACCAGAGTTGGATTTGCATACGAGTCAATGAGAGGAATTGAGACATACTTATTTGTACCTGTTGATTTAACTTCATATATATCTCAATACCCGTTTGTCAATTCAGATGCATCGTTGAGCAATTTGACTGTATCAGCTGGAACATTAACCGCATCCAGCGGTGGTGGTGGATTCAGCAGTAATTTAACTTCATACACTGATTCAGTTGACAATAGTGTGAGTTCAATCAGTGTTACACCAACGGTTAATAATGCTGGTGCCACAGTAACAGTAAATGGAACATTGGTTACATCAGGATCTCCGTCTACTGCTATTGGTTTAAATGTTGGCAATAATTCAGTTACGATTGTTGTTACAGCACAAGACGGTGTTACTACTCAGACCTACACAATAAATGTAGTTAGAGCGCCGGCATCTATAATATCATCAAAGAATTATACAATCAATGTCAGTCGAGCCGCACAGATTTTATCAAATGATGCGTTGCTATCTAACCTAACAGCGTCTAGTGGATCAATATCATTTAATTCACAGACCACTTATTATAATATTCAATTATCAAACAACATCACCACAATATCATTGACTCCTACTACCGAGCAAGCCAATGCTACGGTTACTATAAATGGAACAACTGTTGCTTCTGGATCACCATCTAGCTCGATTAATTTAAATGTAGGCAGTAATATTGTCACAATAGTTGTGACAGCACAAGACGGAGTCACTACCAAAACATACACTGTTAATGTGGTCAGGAGCAGTCAACTATTATCAACTGATGCATTGCTGTCAAATCTAACAATATCGAATGGTTCTTTGACATTTAGTCCTCAGACTGTATCTTATATGGTGTCAGTAGCAGATGGTGTTACATCTGTAACTGTTACTCCTACCGCTGATCAGTCTAATGCCACAATAACGGTCAACGGAAACGGCGTGACTTCAGGATCGCCATCTAACTCAATTAATTTAAATACCGGTCCTAATACCATTACCATTGTTGTCACAGCACAAGACGGATTAACCAATAAAAGCTACACAATAATAGTTACAAGGGCACAGTCAATTTCTACTGATTCATCGTTGTCATATTTAGGCGCATCTGCCGGAGCACTACTTCCTTCATTTGGTCCTACTATCTTAACATATACTGATAGTGTACCAAATTCTACATCTTCAATAACATTCACTGCTATATCAAACAACAACAATGCTACTATAAAAATCAATGGAACATCTGTAACATCAGGAACTGCGTCAAGCCCTATTAATTTAAATGTCGGCACCAATGTTGTTAATATTGTAGTGACATCACAAAATAATGTTAACTCAACCATTTATCAAGTAACAGTGACTCGAGCCGCACTATTATCAACAGATGCCACACTATCTAACTTGACTATATCAAACGGAACACTAACTCCGACATTTAATGGAAGTATGGTTCTTTATGCAGATACAGTGGACAACTCCGTTGGCTCTGTCACAGTTACTGCTACCACCAACGAAAGTCATGCTCAATTAACCATCAATGGAGTTGTTGTTCGTTCAGGCACAGCATCGTCACTAATAAATCTCAATGTTGGGCAAAATAAAATCACCATTGTAGTAACAGCTCAAGATGGTATAACAATTAAAACATATACCATCAATGTAACAAGATCCCAACCGTTGCCATCATCAGATGCGTCTCTATCTAGCCTAACAATATCAAACGGATCATTATCATTTAATTCTCAAACAACATCTTATACAGTATCAGTGGCTAATTCTGTTAGTTCAGTAACAGTAACGCCTACTCACAACCAGGTTAATGCTCGAATAATAGTAAACGGTGTTGGTGTTAATTCAGGAACAGCTTCTGAAGTTATTAATCTATCTGTTGGCTCTAATACGATCACTGTATCAGTAACGGCACAAGACAATACCACAATTAAAATATATAAGATAATAGTCAACAGAGCCGCTCCTAGTGCTTCTAGCGATGCTACATTAAGGTCATTGTTGGTAACAGGAGGATCATTAAATCCAACATTTAATAGTGCAACCACACACTATACTGAATCAGTTTCTTACAATACTGGTATTATAACAGTATTACCTGTTATTAACGAAAGTCATGCTACAGTACTAGTTAATGGAACCTTTGTTAATTCTGGAACTTTATCTGGACCAATTTCATTAACGGTGGGATCAAATACAATCACTGTTTTTGTAAAAGCACAAGATGGTACTACTACTATTACCTATACAGTTATTGTAACAAGATTGCCTTTGGTATTATCAAATAATGCTTTATTATCTAATCTATTGATATCTAGCGGAACATTAAATCCAATATTTAATAGTAGCATAGTTGGATATACAAATGTTGTTGATAATACTGTGAGTTCAATTACAATCACTCCGGTTACCAGCGATAGTCATGCCAAATTAACTGTTAATGGATTTCCAATTTCTTCTGGATCTTCATCTAATTCTATTAGTTTAAGTACAGGTATTAATACAATTATAATTGTAGTGACAGCACAAAATGGTACCACACAAAAAACTTATACTTTAACGGTAGAAAGATCACCAGCATATGTAACAAAATCAAAACCAATATGGTTAACTCCTACAGGGTTTTTATTTACTGCCACAGTTGGTGTTTATACCAGCACCGTTGTAATAGCAGGAGGAGCCGGAGTAACATATAGTTTAATGGGAGGTAAATTCCCAGGAGGATTAACATTCTCATCAAATGGATTTATAACCGGAACACCAACTCCTGTAACAACTTCAACATTGGACACATTTGTTGTTAGAGCAAAAAATATACAAGGATCAGCTGATAATTATTTTACCATAAGTATTCCTGGCCCAACCAGACCATTGTCGTGGTCGCTTGCCAGTGTATCTCCAGATGTTGAATTAATACCATCAGTATTTTTATCAATCGGACCCAGTGGCGAACCTTGGTTATTAAATCATCAATATGTAAATTATCAACTGCTGGCAATTTCTGATCCGTATGCTACAGTAAAATACTATACAACAAGTACACTCCCCCCAGGATTGACTTTATCCACAGATGGATTAATTTCTGGGTATGTCAATGACACCCTTAACGGGGATGCCAAAAACTATCCTGTAACATTGGTAGCCACAAACGGTACCTATCAGATTAGCCAAGATGTTGTGTTGACAGTCACTGATCCTTATATACTATTGAGTCTCCATATAAATTACGTTCCTCCAATTCAATTTATCTACAAGCAAGATATATATGTTAGGACATTAACTAGAGACATTGTAGATTTATCAGGATATGATCCGTATCCAGGAACAGGATCTGTAACATATGCGCTAACATCAGGATCGTTGCCTCCAGAATTATCATTTGATGGAACAAAAGGATATGTGTCTGGGCTGGTTGATTATCAGCCGGTGTATACTAGAACATACCCATTAACTATTCAAGCTACTAAAACAGCAACAATAGGTACAACATCAAGCCAAGTATCATTTAATTTGATTATAGAAGGTAATATCTACGATAATATTACTTGGATAACATCCTCAACATTAGCAACATTGGCTACTGGACAAGTTAGTTCTATTCAATTACAGTCTACATCAACCATAGCATCAAGCAATATTAAATATCAACTGGTTAGTGGTAGTTTACCAAGTGGACTTACTTTGATACCAGATGGCTCTATTGTGGGACAGGCTGATTATGGAACAGAAGGTACTTATACCGTTACAATAGAAGCTGTGGATGTATATAACAGTGCTCCTAATCAAAGAGATTTTACACTTACAATTGTCGAAAAAGAATTTACAAAGATTTATCTAAGACCGTTTTTACCAAAAGATCGTCGAGAAGTATATTATAACTTTATTTCGGATAATACTATATTCCCACAATCGTTGTTATATCGTCCATATGATCCAAATTTTGGAGTTCAACATGACATTAGAATGTACTTGGAATTTGGAATACAAAGACTCAATATAGCAGACTATGTTGTTGCGTTGCGTGAAAACTTTTATAGAAAACGCATATATTTTGGAGATTTAAAGACTGCCGTTGCCCGTGATAGTGTAGGAAACATTATCTATGAAGTTGTGTATGTTGATGCCAAAGATAGATTAATAAACAATGCCGGAGTAAGTTCTGAACTAGTTATATATATCAACGGACAAGTATATTATCCAAACAGTATGACCAATATGCGTGAAGCATTAGAAAGTATAACAGTACCCAATGGATCTGGTGATTATACAAATATAGCCGTAGATTCTTACAACACGCCTGTATATATGGAAACAACTCAGGCTGGCAGTTATCAATTACCCGGATACATGCGTGTTATTCCAATATGTTATACGCTGCCTGGACAATCTACAAAGATTGTAGACAAGATACAAGCTACCGGTTTTGATTTTAAACAATTTGATTTTGATGTAGATCGAATAATTATCGAAAATGCCCTTGATCAAGGTACTGCTAAATATTTGGTATTTGGTAGAAATAACTTATTTGAACAAATAGATTCTGATAGTGTTATCTATGAATCCACAGGACCTACGCTAGATACCCAAGGAGTTCCAGGAGCACCCGACCCAGATCCACTGATAAGAGATTAAACAATGACTAAAATTATTAATTTACCTGTTGTAGACGATACAGTTTACAGCCATATAGAAGCCGAACCAAACCGTGTGTTTTTACCAGTTGACGATAACGCAACGAATCATAATGCCACGGTTACTAGAAGAATATCAGTAGAACAGCTAACCGCATTGGCAGCAGGTCCAGCAGGCCCGCAAGGAAATCCTGGACCAGTAGGTCCCGCAGGCGGTCCAACAGGACCAACAGGACCACAAGGTACTCCAGGACCAGCAGGTGGACCACAGGGACCAAGCGGTCCATTGGGTCCCAGTGGAGCACAAGGCCCTCAAGGAATAAGCGGTCCTCAGGGTAATCCAGGCACCGTAGGTCCACAAGGTGACCAAGGACTGCGTGGATTTACAGGAAGTGTAGGCCCACAAGGACCATCGGGACCACAAGGTAAACCAGGATCTTCAGTTCAAATCAAAGGCAGTGTACCTGATGTAACTAACCTACCAAGTTCAAACAACAACCTCGGTGATGGATATCTTATCACAGCAGGCCCATTGGCACAGCACCTGCTGGTGTACACAGGGTCAGGGCCATACGGAGCAGGGTTTACTGATGTAGGGGTAATTGGCGGGCCACAAGGAAACACAGGCCCTCAAGGACCCAGCGGTCCGCAAGGAACGCCAGGAACACCGGGTCCTACTGGTCCTACATATCTAGGATTGAGTACCAGTTCGTATGTGGTCAGTGCTGGATTATCCGCAGATCAACAAATTATACACGGCGGTGATCGTGTACTACAATTTAATTCAATAGTAGACCCTAGTAGTTGGTGGAATAACAGTTCTCATCAATTTCAGCCTACAATAGGCGGTTATTATAATATCGAAGTTGCTGTAGACTGGCAGGTTGGCAGCGGAACTGATCAATTAAATCTACAGATACATAAGAACGGATCTACCGAATTAATCTTACAATCACAGGTCAACGCAATTACAAATCAGTCACAGAGCGGCAGTGTGGTGGTATATCTAAATGGATCCACTGACTATGTCAATGTAACTGCCTATACCAGCAGTCCCAGTGATCAATATATATCCAGCGGATCTGCTTCTAAATTTTATGCGAATTTAGTGCCACAAGGCGGAACCGCAGGTCCACAAGGAAATACTGGTCCTAGCGGTCCACAAGGTCCTAGCGGTCCACAAGGGTTAGGACCACAAGGTAATCAAGGACCACAAGGAAATCAAGGCCCAGCCGGTACATCAGTACGAATTGTAGGCAGCGTATCGTCATCTTCTTCTTTGCCTAATCCTTATACAGGATCTATAGGTGATGGAGAAATTGTCACCACTACTGGACATCTTTGGGTGTGGACAGGTTCCGCCTGGAATGATGTTGGACCTATCGTAGGACCACAAGGACCCAGCGGTCCACAAGGTAACCAAGGTCCACAAGGTAATCAAGGCGTATCTGGCCCACAGGGAACTTCGGGAAATTCCGGAGCAACCGGACCACAAGGAAACCAAGGACCGCAAGGAAACCAAGGACCGCAAGGTATAGGACCAACAGGACCACAAGGTAATCAAGGACCTTCTGGACCAAGCGGGCCTGCAGGTACTGGAGGATCTGGTACTGGACTGAGTTCCAGAACAACAGTAAGTGGATCATCTGGTAGCATTGCTCCAGGAACTACGGCCAATATCAGCATCACAGGATTTAACAGTTACGCATTGTTAAAAATAGCTACTACTGCAGCATCTTGGATAAGATTATATACTTCAGCATCTACTAGAACAGCAGATGCGTCTCGAGTACAAAGTATTGATCCTATTCCAGGAACCGGAGTTATTGCTGATATAGTAGCAACAGGATCCAGCACTCAAATTTTAAGTCCAGCAGTAATAGGCTACAACGACGATACTACACCCGGTGGTACTATATATCTAGCTGTAACCAATAACAGCGCATTTACAACCAACATTACAATTACATTAACATTGGTACAATTGGAAGTATAATATGGATTTAAACTCTACAATTAAAATACCAAATAGTGCTCCGCCAGCTGACATTATAATATCATCAGTTAACCTAGATATCGCAGAAAAATTTTCAATAACCATTGGAGTTGTACATCAAAGCAATGGGATGACATTGAAAGAACACGCTGATGGAATCATCAATGGCACTATTACTCAAACATTGACCAGAGAAGAATT